AACCCAACCAACCGAGACAAGGATGTACCTACATCAGCTGGGGGGTTCTCAGGATAAAGAGCAAGTTTAAACCACTCGTCTTCAGCCCGCCAAGCGTGGCCACGTCGATACTTAACACCAAGCAACTTGAAGTCGTTTGGATCACGCGTGATCTCACACTTCTCAGGTTTCATCTCCATACCAACAACAAACGCATCAAGCGCTGCCTGGGCAAGAGATAATTCCTGGGCGTTTCTAAATACTGAATCATCACCCAGTACCTTGAGGCCGCACGCCTCCATCCCCTGACACTCTGTCAAATAGCCAACCAGGATGAAGTTAACTACGGAGTCGATCAGCTGGGTAAACCAACTTCCCGACGGAACACCTAAATGCTTGCGGAACATACGACCGTCCGGCATTAGGATTGGGGTATTAATGAAATACCACTTCATGCCATCCCAAACGTTGCGCCACTTCTGGCGTGACCTCTTTGATGTGGGTTTACCACGCCAACTAAGCCAGTCAACATTGCGATGAAGAATTTCAAACGCCACGTGAATCAACCACGCAGGCACCTTTGTGTCAAAGGCCTGAAAATCTAAACCATGAAGGATTTCACCTTCCCTTAGTCCAACCAACCACTCGGTATACAAGCGTTGTGAACTCTTCCCATAAAGAAGAGGCGAATCGGGCAACTTCTGAAACTCCCTGTACATAACAGGCGCCCAGAGGCCTTCAACAACCAACATCTCCGCGGGGTAGATCCACACTAACCTGGTCTTCGGTTCATCCCTCGGTGAGAGATGTCCACGCTGGCCAGCGAGACAAGGAGCGAACCTCACTTGCCGTGGATCAAAACGATCCTTTCCACCTTCTTTCATTCTATGCCCTAACCATCTAGCTTCAGTGTAAATCTGAGGCATAACATCACGCTTCTTGTGTCCCATAAAGGAGACTCCAGCAGAAGTATCAGTTCTCATAAACTGACCAACTTCATGCCAATCAAGAGGTTCATGTTTGTAAGGTAAGGAGAAACGTTCTCGGGCAAAACCGATAGCACGCTTCATTGCATTTCTTTGAATGGAAGTAAGAGAGTGAAAAGAGTTTGGGGAACAGTCATACTTGTAAAGCGACTTGTACATTCCATCAATACCCTCTCCACGTCTGGTAAAACCATAGATAGATTCGTAACCATTTCTGGTAAATAATTTCAAGGACTCACGCACAAACGCATCAGTGTTACCACCGGGTTGATATGTTGTGTAACCACCATATCGTGCGATTTCTTCCAGTCCAGGACCGGAGTAGTACTTGCCCACTAGGTTTTGTCTAGCTCGTGTCCTTTTAGAGGCCACAAAGGTAGACTCAATGCCGGGTGTAAAGCCAACATCGTCACCTGGGTCAAATTCCACCGTAAAGTCATCAATGCCTTCCGATTTAAGCTTGTTGATCATTTGAAGAAGG